ATCTCAGAAGCCACGGCTCGGCTAATCGCGGACAATCTTGCCAACACGCTGCTCTACTACGAGCATCGTCGAGAAGTGCTTGAGAAGGCAATAAGTGTTCTCAGGGAGCATCAGGGGGACGAGTCGCGTATTGGGTGCGAGAAACTCAGGGAGGTGATTGCCTTATGCGATTCTCGTCTGGAAAACTTAATTCGCGCCGTCAGAGATGTTATAGAGCGGTGGCCACGGGGACCCGCTAATGCACAAGTATGGCCCGAATTCCACAGGCTCGTAAGGCTCGACCGATGCACCCGTATTGGGCGCAAAAGCAGGTTATGGGATGAGTTAAGAGGACCCGATTTGAACGCTGAAACCGAAGAGGCCCGCGATGACCGAGCGCAAGCTGACGGCTGAGCCTGCCTCAAAGAAGAAACAGGAGAGATAGAATGAGCGGGTTGAAAGGACGAGACGGGAGGAAATAATGGGAAAAGAAAAGCCTCAGACCGTTTGGAGCTATGGCGGCGGGGTTCAAACTGCGGCCATTGCCGTACTTGTCCACGAGGGTAGGTTGCCGAAACCGGGCATTACCGTTATTGCTGATACTGGTAGGGAGGCGTCGTCAACTTGGGAGTACCTCAAGAGTGTGATGCAACCGTATCTCAATGAGGTCGCCGTGACGGTTGAAATCGCTCCGCATTCGTTGGCTGCTGTTGACCTGTATGCGAAGAACGGCGACCTGTTGATCCCGGCCTTCACGGAAACGGGTAAGCTCGACACCTATTGCAGTAATGAATGGAAACAGAGGGTTGTTCATCGGTATCTGCGGTCGCGTGGTGTAAGACAATGCACCCTTTGGCTCGGTATTTCAACCGATGAACTCCAACGAGCAAAGGACTCGTCGGTGGGTTGGATTAAACATCACTACCCGCTTTTATTCGATCACCCGATGTCACGCCCCCAGGCCTTCAAGATTGTGACCAGCGCCGGACTCCCAGAGCCGCCACGGTCCTCCTGCTGGATGTGCCCACATCGTAGTAATACCGAATGGAAGGCTCTGAGCCCCCATGATCTCGGCCTTGCTAAACAGCTTGAGCAGCAAATCAGAGAAAGGGATGACGGCCTGTATTTACATCGGAGCAAAAAACTACTTATTGATGAGCCATTCAATTACTCGGACGGTCAAATAGACTTTTGCGATGGAGGTGGATTTTGTTGGACAAAAACGGCACCTGGAATCCGGTGACGGGTTGTACGCCGGTCTCGGCTGGCTGTGACAACTGCTGGGCTGCGGCTATGGCGCGCCGATTTAAGCAGGACTTTGCGGTGACGATGCACCCGGACCGGCTTGGTAAGATACCGGGCGGTAAGGGCAAGCGGATATTCGTGTGCAATACGGGCGACCTGTTCCACGAGGCCGTCACTGATGGATTCATCTGGGATGTTTTTATGACTATGGCCAACACTCCCCAGCATAAATTTCTTGTGCTCACAAAGCGGCCGAAGCGCATGGCGAAGGTGATGCCAAACATCAGTTGGGCGCTCCCCGACCGGCTTGAACACGTCTGGCTCGGCACGTCTGTCGAGGACCAGGCAACTTTAGACGCGCGGGTGCTGTGGTTACTCAAGACCCCGGCCGCTGTCAGATACGTGTCGTATGAGCCAGCGCTGGGGCCGGTGGATTTTCGTAAGTATTGGGATTATTACCTCACTGAAAGGTTGGATTGGGTTATATGCGGTGGCGAGTCGGGACCGAAGGCTCGACCGATGAACCCGGATTGGGCGCGCAAGGTCCGGGACGATTGCAAGGCCGCTGGGGTCGCTTTCTGGTTTAAGCAGTGGGGCCAGTTTGCGCCGGACTATGATTGGCTTGGAGACAACCCCCTCCGTCATCCGAGCTATCTAAAGTATGCCAACACAATACAGCGATTCACAGTGACGAAGGCTGTAGATAGCTCACAGCTGGGGAAAATACGCTACTACGCATTCGACGAAAAGGACCGCGCGGTCCTCATGCGCAAGCATCGAAGCGTCAAGCAAGCCGGTCGCCTGCTTGACGGCCGGGAGTGGAACCAGCTTCCGGAAGACCTGCTGGTAAGGGAGTTGCCGGAATGAGTAATCCCCTTATCAGGACAATGGCCACATCTGCCCAAAAACTATCGGAGGTTGAATAATGGCTGATGTTAAAAGCCTCGGTGTCCCGAAGTTGCGACGAGGGCGCTGTTCACGTAGGAGATGCACGACCAGGGAGAGAAAAAGCGATTTGCGGAAATTTCATCGGTTCTTTACTCGGATGGTCCGGCGACTGGCTGTTCGGCAGTCTCCCCGAATTTAGCAAGGAGGAAATAGATAATGGCTAAGCGGACACGATACGAGGAGTATTTGATCTGCAAGGAGCGAGGGCATAAGGCGTCTATAAGATCGTCGGCCCTATTAACGGAACCCTTGCTGGGGGCTCCTCCGTGGAGCGTGTGTGTATATTGCGGGGTGATGTTCCGATTTGAAAACAATCTAATCGAGAAATACGCCCCAATGCCGGAAGCTGATGCTGAGGGCGAACTGATTCGCCTGAAGGATGGAGCGAACTGTCGGGATGAATAGACTGAGAGGTAAGGACCGGACTGTGCTGGCAGCCCAAGCTGGAGCATACTGGCCGATAAGTGGCGAGTTGGGCGTCTACCCCCATGGCAGGGGGCACTCTGCCATGGTTCGTGCCGAGAAGGCCCGTAATCGAGGACACACGCTCCCCGGTCCTATCTCTCAAAAATGTAAACGACGTGTGGGGGCTGGAGGTGTATCCATGAAAGGAGTCCACGGATGGACGTAAGCAGTCTCATCATCGACGGCACTGAGCAGGGGAAGCGATTCCGCGTTATTATCGACGGTCGGGATTATCTTTTACAGCCAAAACTGTTCTCGTATTTGGCGATCCTGGCGAATTATCGTGTCACCGTCAAGGACGGCTGGACTCCCATCGAGGCGTTCGACGAGCGGGACCGTACATTGCCGGGGAAGTACATCTATCGCCTTCGCCGGGATACTCCCATTCCCATCGTTCGTAAGTCCGGTGCTCATGGGTTATACCGGCTCGAAGTGGAACCACGGTCCATTATTTTCAATCGCAAAAAGTTATTGCAGTATTGGGACAGCAGTGTATCGGGGCTATTCATTTAACCAAAACCCAACAACCAAAGGAGGTAAGTATGGGTGATCACAAGATCGAAATCGGTCATGTCGTCAGGGATGTGGTCTCAGGGATGAAAGGCGTCGCCACCGCCCGAGTGGAGTATTTCGGCGGCGCGACAGAGATCGCGATTCAGGCGCAAGCCCTGAAGGACGGACCAACTCAGGACTTGAAGTGGGCTCCCGAGACGCGGATCGAGTATGTTCGAGATTCGGAAGGTGAACCCGTAAAGGTAGCCCTCCCAGGCTAATCAACAACAGGGAGGTGATTCCAATGGATTAAGTAGACTTACAGGGGATTCTATCAAAGACACTATTGGATGTTTTACTCTTACCCCGTCGGCACAATGTCGGCGGGGTTTTAATTATGTGAAGAATAAGACCACAAAAGTGAAGTGTGGATTCTTAAAGAATTGCTATGCTACGGGTGCCAAGGGCAGTTGTTTCATAAGACCCTCGGGGTTGCGCCCTCCCAGGCTGGCCCCGAGGGCAAGAAAAAGGGCGGCTAATGTCAGAAGAGTCAAAAAGGGGGCGCTCTGAATCTAAGCGCCGCAGGCCAAAACCCGGAAAAGTTGACATAAGAACGGCCATGTATCGGATGTATGTCCGATTGCATGGCAGACGTGGCGCTCAATCTGAGATCGCCAGACATTTCGGCGTCACCGAAAAGGCCGTCAGCCGCGCCAAGATTGAGGGGCGCTGGGATGACAACATGGTCAAAGTCCAGGACAAAACTCAAGACCTCCTGAACAATCAGATCGCACAGGAGAACGTCGACGAGGTAGCGATGGTTTCGGACCTCATCAAGGCTATCCTTGAAAAGCTGAAGGAAGACGAGATCCCGGCGACCATAGATAATCTGCAAAAACTCGCAAGCGTGAGGAAAGACCTTGTACCAGGTAATCCTGACAATACTGGCGGTGGTGGTAATGGCATCAACGTCCTCCAGATCATCGGCAAGCTCGCAGACTCCGACAAGTCAGCAATCGAGAGCAATCTCGGGGCTGTGTTCGGGTCAACAGCTAACCGATTCTGAAGCTCATCAGCTGGCCTTTGCGTATATCCAACAGCAATGGCCCCGGCTGGAGTTTGCCATCTATCACAGCCGGAATACTCACGGACAGCCCCTCACGTTTGATCGCCGTCCCTGGCTGGTGCCGCTGTACCGGGACAACTCTGACAAGATCGTCGTACAAAAATCATATCAGATTGGGTTGACCGATTGGGCGCTATGTGAGTTATTTTCGCAGGCCTCCGCCGGCCGGTCGGTCCTATACGTGCTACCGACTGATGTTATCGTGTACGAGTTTTCCCCGCGCCGGATTGACAAGCTGATCGACTACAGCGCATACCTCCGCGCTAACTACCTGGTAGGGCGAAAGGATTCGGACTCCAAGAAGCAGAAGACGCTATTCGGAACCGACTGTCACGTCGTCGGCTCGAACAACTCCAAGAATTTCTTTGAGAAGCCTTGCGACGTTCTGATTATCGACGAGATGGACTTATGCGTTCAGCCGAACCTGACCTTTGCGTACGACCGGCTTGGGGCCTCGACTGATACGTCCGGCGCCGCTCGGGAGATATGGCGCAAGATCGGCAACCCGTCGACGCCGGGCCACGGCATCAACGACGAGTACATGAACAGCGACAAAAAGGAGTGGCTTTTAAAGTGCCCGCACTGCAACGAATGGCAGCCGCTTGACTGGTTTGCGAATGTCATCATCGATGAGGGGGCTGGAAAGTCGACCCTGAAAGACCCGGCTTTCGCCGGTTTTCATACTGTCGCAACCGGCGGTGGACGGGATGCGTGCCCTGTCTGCCGCCGGTGTAATAAAACCCTGGACCGATTAGCCGCCGGTGAGTGGGTTGCAGAGCATCCTGACCGTGACGTATCCGGCTATCATGCCTCCAAGTTGTTCGGCGATCCCCGGTCCGGTCGGGTGATCCTCGATCTGTTTTTGAAATATCTCAAAGCTCAATATGATCCTTCCGACTTACAGCACTTTTACAACCAGATCCTCGGCGTACCCTTCACAGCCGCCGGTACACAGTTCACCCTGGATATTCTGGGCGCTTGTGCCGGCGACTATCTGATGCCGGTGTCAGCCGAAAATACCGTAGGTGGATGCGACGTGGGGGGTGTACTCCACCTGCATACTTCGACCCTGACCAATGGGATTCGGACGAAGCAATTCATCGGAACCTGCACTGATTGGGATGACCTGCACGTCAAATGCGCTCAATATGGTATCAAGCGCGGGGTCCTCGACGCCCTTCCAGAGAAGCACGCGGCAGAGGAATTCTGCCGGACGCACCGTGGTTGGTATCGCTGCTTCTATGATCTCGGGAAGAACTCCCCGGACAAGATCAGGGTCGACCACACCTCGCGGGTTATTCACGCCCAGCGGACGGCGTCGCTTGACGAGTCGTTCGCCCATTGGGGGATGGGTGCCGTGGTTGTGCCGAAGAATTGGCGGGGCCTGGACGACGGGGATTTTGTCAAGCAGATGTGCGCGGCAACCCGGTCGCTGGTCGAGAAGCCCAACGGCGACAAGGAGTACGTCTGGGATGAGGGGAATAAGCCAGATCATCACCAGCACGCTGACAATTACGAGCGGCTGGCGGCTATGATGTATGCCGGAGTTGAGAATATGGTGAGAGTTATATGACTGGTCGAATAATCACAACCTGTGAGGGCAGGAAGATGATAATGAGTTGGGCACAAATGGATTAAAGGCGAGATTGCAGCGATGGCTATTCGCTGATTTCATTAAATCCAATCCCGTCGCTATGCTCGCCACGATGGCTGGCGCTGAAACCAAAGAGGAGCCGCCGCCATACGATATTGGCGCCTACCTTCAGTCGCTTCTTGTAAATGTCTATGTCTTCGCTGCTGTCGGGGCGATTGCCCGTGACGTATCCAGTACTCCCCTTAATATCCAAAGGCGCACCAGGGTTGACGGTCAGATAGCCTGGGAGAAGGACGAAGACCATGAGCTCACCCGACTCTTCGAGCGTTCAAATCCAACTCAGAACATATCGGACCTTTTAGAGCTGTCGGTTATGGCCACGGAGGCCTCTGGTGATGGCTACATAATGCACGAGCCGAAGGACAACGAGCTCTATTATGTCCAGCCTGATTGGGTAAAGATAGGGACCAACGGCGGCGAAATCGCCAGCTATGTCATTAAGAACCGTGGGCGTACGGTGCAGGGTGATCTTGATCGGATAATACACTTCAAATCCGCCAACCCTCTGAACGCCTACTACGGACTTACGCCCATCAAGACAATCGAGCAATCAATCCTGTCCAAGCTACACCTGAATAAGTACCTGAACGCCTTCTTTAAAAACAACGGGGTGCTCGGGACGATCCTTTCCACAGAGCAGGAGCTCACCGAAGAACAGACGACGATACTCTTAAAGCAGTTCAATAAATTGCACAAGGGCTCAAACGAGGCATTTAGGGCGGCGCTGTTCTCGAACGGACTCAAGGCGTCACAACTTGTCAGCGCCCTCAAAGAGCTTATCCCTGTTGAGATCAACGATATGGTAGTACAGGAGGTCTGTACGGCCTTTGGCGTCCCGGCTATCAAGCTCGGCATCACTAAAGATGCTACCCTGAACCATTCCACCACTCAAGATGCGATGTACGAGAAAGGTACGGTGGAACCCCGGCGCCGCAAGATTGAGCGTGCTATTACCAGGCAATTTATTCAAGTGCATTACGGTGAGGAGTATCGTTGCCGGTTCGACAGGTCGGAAGTCCAGGGCTTACAGGAAGATCAGAATGAAAAGACTAAACGCCTGTCCACTCAATGGAAGGACGGCGTTATCACCCGGAATGAGTACCGGGAAGATATTGGCCGGGACCCAGACGAAGACGATGATCTCGGCAACGAATATTATCGGGCTCCGGCGCCGGTCCAGTACCAACCGGGGAATGACGCGGGGGAGTCCGCTGGCGAAAAGTCCACGCCCTCAGGACGTAAGTCGGTTGACGACCCCTACGTCGCTCTCTGGAAGGCCCACGAGAAGAAGCTAAAGAAAGAAGAGAAGCCGTACGCTCAGCACGTTGCGGACTTCTTCGAGGCTCAGTACAAGCGCCTGATAGCAAACATTGAGGAGATTACGGGCAAGGGCGCGATGCCGTCCAGGCTGAAGCTCCATCTTACCAAAGACGATGATGCCCTACCGAAGACCGGCGATGCCTTGTTCGACCTACAGGCGGAGAATGCTCTCTTGTCGGCGGAGATGGCCCCGGTCATCCGTGAGGTCATCGAACGATCAGGCCAGGAGACTATCAGCAGGCTGGCTATTGATCTCGGGTTCAATGTCCACAACCCGTCAGTAGAGTTGGTTATCGAGACGTTTAGAAACCGCATCAAGATCATCAACGAATCCACCTATAAGGACATCAAGAAGATACTGCTGGACGCATATGACTCCGGGGAGGGTGTCGACGTTGTTGCCCGCCGTCTGCGCGAGAAGTACGACTTCTTCTCGAAGACCAGATCGAAAACTATTGCTCGCACCGAAATGAACGGCATTGTCAGCGCCGGAGCACACAATGCCCGCCTTCAGGTAATGCAATCAACCGGCCTTCACCTGCAAAAACAGTGGATAGCCACACGGGATGCCAATGTACGGTCTCAGCATATCCACGCTGATCTGCAAATCCGCGAAATAACAGAAGCATATGACGTTGGCGGCGACAGGCTGATGTTCCCCGGCGATCCCAGCGGCAACCCAGGGAATGTTATCAACTGCCGGTGCACGGACTATGAAATCATTAAAGACGAATCACAATAACGGAGGTAAGGAAATGAAATGCAAAAGCGTTCTGATTGCGACGATTCTGGCCACTGTTCTCGCAGTCAGCCTAATAGGCATTGAAGAGGGTAGAGCTGAACGTCCGGATGGGGCGAAGTATTCGGACTACTACCTTTACAACTTCGACGTAAAGGCCGCAAGTCCCGACGTGCCGGACACAATCGACACACCGACCGGGTCCAACTCCAAACTGTTCACGTTCACCGCACCTGCGGATTATTCCAGCTTGAACGGTTGGTACTTGATCGAATATACCTCGATTGACACCGCTGGGGCCTCGACGGATATGGATACCACGAACGATACCGTCGAAGTCTCGATCTTCACTTCCGCTGGCGACGGGTCTCCATACAAGGAAATCTATAACGCCAAACATGACGACTTCCACGTTACGAGCGCTGTCGTCAATGGCGATTACGTCGAATTTGACCTATCCGACTCGACCTTGTGGGAGCAGGTGTATTTCATGGTTGAAATATGGTGCATGGATTCGACCGCCGCTCTTGCTGATTCTTCGCTCGGTTGTCAATACAAGATCACGACCGAAATGTACGCCAAATAGCCGGGCACAGGGGGCTTTTAAGTGAAGAAGAAATTAACATTCGCAGGGGAGTTAAAGGCGGTATCGAAGGAACCGACTGGCGACTCCATCCTGGCCGTAGCCGGATATGCCTCTACGAAGGACGTGGATCGCGTGAACGACATCGTCGAACCGTCAGCGTTCGAGGGCACGATGGCGACGTATATGAAGTTCCCCGTAATCCTACTCAATCACAGCTCGAAAGATACGCCGGTCGGCAAGGTGACGTCTTACAAGATCGACGAGAATGGCCTGTATATCGAGGCGTCCATTGTAAATACCGAGCGCGGTCGTGAGGTTAAAGCGCTCATTGAAGCTGGGATACTCAAGGCGTTCTCTATCGGCTTCAACATCAAGAAGTGGGAGGATAGCAGCGACGAGGGTGATCCGTTCCGCATTACGGAATTGGATCTGATTGAGATATCAATCGTCAGCTCACCGGCCAACATCGAGGCACTGTTCGAGCAAGCTGAATCAAAAGGCATAACGCTAAAATCAATAACTAACCCCCGTGAGGGCAGGGGTACGAAAGGACCTGTTGTCATGGAAGTCCAAGAAGTAGTCGACAAGTCCCTGGCTCCGCTCGGGGACGAGATCAAAACGGCCCAGGCCACAATCGGCGATGTCAAGACGGAAGTCGGTGATATCAAAAAGCTGGTGACCACGTTGCAAGACGCCGCCAAAGGGCATGAAACCTCCGAGGCGGAACTAAAAGAACTGGTTGACCGGGCTACGGCCGACGCTACCAAGAAACTCGAAGCCCTCGATGCTAAGGTCGAGGAGGTCAAGAAACAGAAGCCGGTAGAGTACGCCGGTGGCCTGCCACCCACGACCGATGTTAAGGCGCTGGTCGAGACGAAAACTCCCGGCCAGATCAAGGGTATCGTCGGGGAGAAGAACGCCGGAGATATCATCGAACTCCAGCGCAAGTACGACGAGGTGCTCTGGGTTGATGCTTTCATGTGTGCCGCATCGAGACGCGCTCAGCGTGATTACCATCACCGCCCAATCGAGTCCAGAGTGAAGAGCCTCAAAATCTTCCAGGAGTCCTTCAGCCCGTTCGCTAAGGCGATGTACTCCACAGCGTCCGGTGCAGGCGACGAGTGGGTCCCGACTGACCTCTCGACGTCCCTCATCGAAGATATTCGCCTGAAGGGCCGCGTGGCCCCGCTGTTCCGCGAGTTTATGATGCCAACCAATCCTTTCGACGTCCCGACTCAGGGGAGCCCGACCATTGCCACTATCGTGGCGGAGTCCAGCGGCGTGCCTGCTGCCTTCGATTCTACGGAGCAGACTCCGGCAACCGGCAAGGTGACTTTCTCGGCTGAGAAGCTGAGGGGTCGCTACTACTTCTCGACCGAGCTGACCGAAGACTCAGCTATCGCCATCGTGCCTTTTGCGATGGACGAGATCATCTACTCGCTCACCCGCGCCAAGGATCAGGCTATCGTCAACGGTCAAAAGACGGCCGATATCGATACCGGCTACACAATCGCGTCTACCGACGCCAAGAAACTGGTCGATGGTCTGCGTTATGCCTGGTTGACCACCGTCAACTCGGGAACTGCCGGTGATGCGGCCGGGGTGAACCTCGGGACCTTCACCGACGACGGTCTCCGCACGATCCGTGGTGAGATGGGCAAGTATGGCGAGATTACTTCCGATCTGGTCTGGCTCTTGTCTATCAAGGGGTATCTCATGCGGGTACTCCGTGACCTGAGCGACTACCATACCCTGGAGAAGTTCGGCAACCGGGCGGTCGTATTCAGCGGCCAGATCGATGCTATTGACAGCATCCCGATTGTCATCTCCGAGTTCATCGAGGAAACCCAGGACTCCGCAGGGGTCTATTCGGGATCTGGTTATACCCGGTCGTCGGCTTTGTTGGTTCACCGTCCGAGCTTTGCGATCGGTATCCGGCGCCGTGACGAAGTCCTTTCGGAGCGGGTTCTGTCCACGGACGGCTACAACATCTATGCCTTCCACCGCATGGACTTCCAGCCGCTGCGGACTCCGTCCTCAACCAACGTGACCGTGAATGCTGGTTACAACATCGACGTTGCTGGCTAAGTGTCGCTGACACAATGACACGAGGGGTCGGACAGCTCCGGCCCCTCTCTTGAAAGGGAATATGATATGGCAACCATGCCGCCTTATAAGGCAATCAAGTATACGGCCCCCGAAAACGTCAAAGGCCGAGCGTTCTCGTGGATGTATCGGTTCGAAGACGGTGAGAGTAAGCGTATCCCGGAGGACATCACGGTCAAGGATGCAACGATTATCCAGCGCAAGTTCAGGGATAGATTTGAGCTCATCCCGAACAAAAAGGCCGCAATACCGGGGGCCAACAAGATGATGACGCCGGAGAGCAACAAGTCCGAAGCTGAGACTGAGCCCGAACAGGCGCCGGTTGTATTGACTGAGACCGAACAGGCGCAGCTCAAGGCAATCGAGAAAAAGCTCAAGAAGGACCCGGAGGGGAAGAAGCTCTCCGAGTACGAGCGGGACCTCCTGGAAAAGGCCAAAGCCGCAAAGGGGTAAACTATGCCGGACCTGGCGACCAATGCGCTGATTGATGTGAAGGAGTATCTGGAGATGACGGGTACTCCGATTAACGATCAAGACCAACCGCGAGACCAGATCATCACCCATATAAACGCGGTGTCACAGATGATCGAGAAATATCTGGGCCGCGTCATCTGCCCTGAGCAGAGCAAGGATGATTATTTCCAGGGTGATAACTCGGACACTTATTACGTGGATCACCGGTACATCGCCTCGGAGGCCCCGACGCTCTACTATTGGGATGGCGACGAATGGGTCACGATGTCCGTCACCGACTACCCGCGCGAGACATTCGGCGACAAAGGTAAGATATGGTTCTCGCAGGGTAACGTCTGGGACCGCAAAGTGCATTACAAAGTGGCCTATACGACGGGCTACGCTAATGCTGATGCCCCCGGCGATATTAAGTTGGCGTGCATGCGACTGATCCAGCAGAGCATGATGAGGGCCAACGGGAAAGAGGGGCTACGCACCGAATCGTTTGGCGACTCAAGCACGACTTATAACTTTGCGGCTGGCTGGGGGATGACAGCCCCGAGTGCAATCCCATTTGACATCAAAGCTCTCCTGGCCCCATATCGGAGGCTGACCATTGGCTGAGATATCGATCAGCA